TGCTTACACTATTGCGCAATTAGCAGTAGAGACTGGAATACCGCCTAGAGAGTTTATTGATATGGATACCGAAATGTATCTAGCAATAATTCAGGTATTGACAGACAGAGCTAAGGAGATCAAAAATGCCAGCAGAGGTCGTAGGCGTTAAAGATGTCCTTGCAGGTCTAAAATTTATTGATAAAGATTTACAAGATCGTATTAGAATTGCTATTGATCCACTAATGCGTGGCGTAGCAGCTAAGGCTAGATCATTTGTGCCTGGTAATTCTGAAGTGTTATCGGGCTGGACTAAAGAACCTAATCCAAACATTAACTACCGACCATTCCCTAAATATGATGCTGGCACTGTCAAAGCTGGCATTGGATATAACTCAGGCGATAATCAAGTATTTAAAAATGGATTTAAAATAAGCAATTATGTTTACAACGTAAGCGCAGCAGGTCGCATATATGAAACTGCTGGCCGTAAAAATCCACAAGGCCGTGCGCCATTCCAGCAGATCGATCCAAGTTTGCCTGGAACAACCTTTGGCAAAGTGCAAGGATTTGAAGGCAAGGCCAGGGCACGTGAGTACACCTATAACAAATCTACTAGAGAGTACGCATCAAATAACCCTTTTGCTGGGTATCAATTTGTTACATCAATGCCAGGGCTTACTTCACAACCAAAGATTAAAGGCATACGTGGTGGTGGTCGAAAAACTAAAGGCCGTTTAATCTACAAAGCCTGGGCACAAGATAGTGGCAAAGTTTATAATGCAGTGCTAAGCGCTATCAATTCTACAGCTATAAAATTTAATAAATCCACTGAGATTAAGAAGGCAGCGTAATGGCCAACGTAGTAGTCTCGGCAATAGCCACCTGGAATGGTAAAGCGCTCAATAAAGGCAAGAAAGATGTATCAGCCTTTGATAAGCAAGTAAATAAATTAGGCAAGACCTTTGCTGGTGTCTTTGGCGCTCAGCAATTATTCCAATTTAGCAAGCGAGCAGTACAAGCCTTTGCAGCCGATGAGAAGGCAGCCAAGTCTTTAGAGGTTCAATTACGCAATACTGGTTTTGCATTTAGTGCCCCAGCCGTTGAAGATTACATAGCCAATTTACAAAAAGTTACAGGCGTATTAGATGACCAATTACGCCCAGCATTCCAGCAATTACTTACAGCTACAGGATCTATTACTAAGAGCCAAGATGCATTAAACACTGCATTAAATGTAAGTGCTGCTACTGGTCGATCCTTAACAGAGGTAAGCGCAGCATTAACTAGAGGATTTTCAGGCAACACCACAGGTCTTAGCCGTCTAGGTGCTGGCATAAGTAAGGCCACATTAAAGACTGGTGATATGGATAAGATCCTGGGTGAACTTAATAACAAGTTTGCCGGCCAGGCACAAGCTAGATTAACTACTTATGCAGGCAAGATGGATCTACTAAGAGTATCTACAGAAAATGCTAAAGAAGAAATTGGTAAAGGTTTATTAGATGCTATAAGTTTATTAGGTAAGAATAGAAGTATAGAAGATGCTGCTACTCAAATGGACACTTTTGCAAAATCTATTAGTGATGCGATTTATGGCATAGGTTTATTGATAAGCAAGTTAGACGGCCTAGCATCTAAGATAACTTCTGGCGGCTTAGGTGATTTGTTAATACGTTTACAACCAGGCGGATTAGGTTTGCGGGCAGCTTTAAATATTGCAGGAAACGCTAGAAGCTCAAACGCACCAGATAATAAACAAGGCCGTTCATCGGCTCGTATCTTTGGCCAGCAGTTACGCTTAGAAAATAAATTATCAGAGCAAAAGAAAAAAGAATTGGCGCTATTAGATGCCAAAAATAAGAAACAAACCGAAGTAGATAAACTATCGGAAAAATTTGACGTTGAGCGCATAGGTTTAATGAAGGCATTAGCAGAAGCCACTGATGCAGAAACTAAATTAAGAATAAACGCCAAAATAGCAATCCTTGACAATAACGAGGCTTTGGCTAAGAAATTAAATGCTGAACTAGGCGCTAAAGCATCTATTGATGCCCTAGCCACAGCTGCAGGTATGGCCGCTAGTGCGCTTACAAATTTTGGCCCTGCCCTATTTAACGCTTTAGGTGAGATGACTGGCCGAGGCCGTAATCAAATTGCACCAGATGAGTTTGCCAGACTGCCACAAGGTACAACCAACCAACAGGCCGTTGGCGCTGCAACTATCCAACCCACAGCCACAGTAGTTGTAAACGCAGGCACAATAGTTACCGATCAGCAATTAGAAGCTGTTATCCAAAAAAACGTCTTGCAGTTATTAAAATCAGGTAATAAATTGCTACCAGCGGGATCTCTTACAAACTAATGGCCGTACCAACAATCAATGCTGTAATCAACTTTTCTACTGGGCCAAGTTTTGCTCAGGCGATGATATTAGGTACTGGTATATTAGACGTAAATATATTGTCAGATGCTGCAGCTATTGTTGTTGATGTATCAGATCAAATTAACTACATACAAACTAGCCGAGGCCGTGATGCTTTGGTAGATCAATTTCAAACAGGCCGACTTACTTTACGTATTGTAGATCAAAACGGAGATTTTAACCCGACTAACCCTTCAGGGCCATATTACGAATTGCTGACACCAATGAAAAAGGTGCAAATCTCTGCTACCTATAATGGTAATACCTATAGCCTGTTTTCTGGGTTTATTACTTCATACGTAAACACTCAACCTAAAGATGCAACAGAAGTTGCCTATACAACTATACAAGCTGTAGATGCCTTTAGGCTTGCTCAGAATGCTCAGGTATCAACAGTCACAGGTGCTAGTGCTGGCAATCTATCAGGCACAAGAATTAACCAAATATTAGATCAAATTGACTGGCCAGCGACTATGCGTGATATTGATGCTGGACTGACTACATTACAGGCAGATCCTGGCACACCACGTACTTCTTTAAGTGCTATGCAGACTGTGGCCGACAGTGAATATGGGGCGCTATACGTAAACACAGATGGAGAGTTTGTGTTCCAAGATAGATCAGTAACCGCAACTTCAATTGGTGGCACAGTAACTACCTTTAATGATGATGGCACAGGCATTTCATACGCCAACGCTATGTGGAAACTAGATGATGACTTAATTTTTAACTCAGCTCAAATAAGCCGATTAGGTGGATCACCCCAGACAGCGATCAACCAGGCATCTATTGACAAATACTTTATACACTCATATAACCTACAAGACCTGCTGATGCAGACCGATGCTGTAGCCCTAGATTATGCACAGGCTTATGTTGCTAGCCGTGCTGAAACCAGCGTGCGATGCGATGGCATCGAGTTGGATTTATACACTACCAATTACAACTCAGGCATTCTTGCAGCTTTAGAGCTAGATTTTTTTGATCCGATCCGAGTAGTTACTACTCAGCCAGGTGGATCTACCCTAGACAAAACACTGCAAATCTTTGGGGTTGCTAACACCATCACACCCAACAGCTTTAGGGTCTTCTTTACGACCCTTGAACCAGTCATCGATGCACTGATTCTAAATAACAATATATACGGCACTTTAGACTATAATGTGCTTAGTTACTAAGGAGAAATAATGGCCGCTGGATTAGGATTTAAGGACTTTGTTACAGGCGAGGTATTGACCGCAGCCGATGTCGATGGCTACTTAATGCAAGGTATCTGGGTGTTTGCCAGTGCTGCTGCTAGAGATGCAGCCGTAACATCACCACAAGAAGGTAATGCATGTTACTTAAAAGACACAAACGAGGTTTTAACTTACAGTGGCAGTGCATGGGTAGCCGTAGGTGGCACCCCAAGCACTTCTGGCTTAGTTTTAATTCACACAGAAACTTTTTCAGCACAAACTTCAGTTTCAGTCAATAATAAATTTAGTGCAACTTACGATAATTATTTAATCAGAATGAACAATATGACATCATCGGTGAACACAGCAGTAAATATGAGAATGCGAGCCTCTGGAAGTGATGAAACCAGCACTAATTATAAATTACAATACGTTGAAAGTGTGAACACAACAAACACCTTAAGTAGATTTACTGCAAATACAAGTTTTATCAATGTAAATTACATACAAACTACTTACCAAAATCAAATGATTTTAGAATTAACTAATCCTTTTAATACCAAGATTACATCAGGTTGGAGTACACAACCAAACACCAGTGCTGGTGCAATTGAAGGATATACAAGTTGGCACGGATTAAATACCACAACCTCTTATGATGGTTTTACTATATTCCCAACCACAGGAAACATTACAGGTTCAATATCTGTTTATGGATTTGCGAAATAAGGAGAAGTTATGACTAATGACAAAGTAATTGTGCAAATTGATGGTGAGATTGTTGAGTTAAAAGGTGATGAAAAGGAAACATTCCTAATTAATAAACAAAAAGCACTTGATGATATAGCCAATTTTGAAGCGGTTAAAACAGCAAATCTACAAGCCAAAACAGCAGCTCAGGCTAAACTTGCAGCGCTTGGTTTAACTGTTGAGGATTTGACAGCTCTAGGTTTGTAATGAAACCCAAACTATGTGCAGCTGGTGTGCAGTTAAGAGATCAAGTTGATACGTGGTTTCCGGATAGGCGTACTGCCAGTGATGGGTGGTTGGGCGATAGTCGCCACTCCGCCAGAAAATCAGATCATAATCCAGACGGGATCTGGGTTAGAGCAGTTGATATTGATTCTCGGTTGGAGTCATCCGACAGCCTCGCACCTTATCTGGCTGACCAAATCAGAATTGCAGCCAAGTCGGATCCACGCATATCATACGTCATCTATAACGGGCGAATATGCTCGAAAATATTAAATTGGCGCTGGAGAAAATATAAAGGCATAAATCAGCATAAAACGCATTTGCACTGTAGTTTTACAAAACTAGGCGATCTCGATGGCAAACCATTCGACATCCCATTACTAGGGGGAAAAATTGGCTAATACATATAACATACTAATAGATCAAGGTGCAACATATACCCTGGCTTTGAGTTACAAAGACAGCGCTGGCACAGCAATTAACCTAACTGGGTATACAGCTGCTATGCAGTTGAGAAAAACAGTAGAGTCAGCGACCGCTAGTTTATCTTTAACTTCTTCATCCGGAATTGTGATTACAGGTGCAACAGGGTTGTTAAACATAACCATTACAGCCACGCAGTCAAGAGATTTAGACCCTGATCTTTATGTATATGACCTAGAGATTACATCAGGGGCAGGCGTTGTTACCCGCTTGATTGAAGGCAATGCAGTTGTATCAGCTGAGGTAACTAGATGAGTGATGACACCTTAACAGTTACTGAGGTAGTCAATTCTGTAACAGTTACTCCTGTAAATAACACAGTTACTGTTTCATCAATCGGTACGCAAGGTGCAACAGGTGCAACAGGTGCAACAGGTGCAACAGGAGCCACGGGTGCAACTGGTGCTACAGGTGCAACTGGCGCCACTGGTTCTTCAGGTGTTGTGACAGTCAATGCACCGATTACAAACGCTGGCACTTCATCAGCTGCCAATCTTTCAGTATCTACTGGCACAACATCTGCCGTTGGCGTATTGCAATTAACCGATTCAATATCTAGCACTAGCACAACAACTGCTGCTACTGCAAATGCGGTTAAAACTGCTTATGACCTTGCTGATACAAAAACACCAACATTAGCCATACCATCTACCTATTACATAACAACGCCGTTCCCAAATTACTCAACTGTCGGTGCAACGGCAAGCAGAACAAATTATATTCCTATTTATGTGCCATACACAACATCTTTTGACAGGATAGCAATTCAAGCATCTTCATCATTTTTGGGAACAGCAACAGTCAGAATGGGCATATATAACAATAATAATACAACAGGTCAGCCAAGCACTTTAATTCTTGATGCTGGAACAGTATCTGTAAATGCTGCTAACACTACTTTTCAAATAACAATCAGCCAAAGTTTAACTACTGGTTTTTATTGGTTAGCAATGAATACGCAAACCGCAGGAAGTGTAAACAATTTCATAGGAAATACGGCAGGACAAGGAAGTATCAACTTATTTATGCCTTACAAATCAACACCCAATGCAAGTTTTTTAACTGGTTGGCGAGAGGAAAGCATTACAGGAGCTTTCACAACTGCTGGAACATTATTAGCGCTTGGTTCAACTCCATTAACTTATCTAAGGGCGGTCTAATGAAAACTATTACCTACGGCCTAGGCGGCTATGACCCAACCAAACCAAACAACAACATCGTTGAAGAACTCGACCTACCAGATACGGAGACAGAATGAAACTATCTAACAAGCACAAGGCAGCAATTAAGTCATATCTAAGAGCTGTGGCTGCATCGGGCATTACTGTCCTTTTGGCAATTGTCGCTGACATTCGCCCAGAGTTTGCAATCTTGGCTGGTGCGTTAGTTGCACCTATTGCTAAAGCATTAGATCCAAAGTCTGGCAAAGAGGCTGATTATGGAATTAATGCGAAATGACAGCCAACGAATGGGTCGGTATAGCCGTTGGCGTATCCGCCGTATCTACAAGTTTGTTGCTGGGTCTGCGCTGGGTTATTAAATCCTACTTACAAGAATTGAAACCCAATTCTGGAAGTTCGATCAAAGACCAAATTACAAGATTAGAACAGCGTGTCGATGATCTGTTTGTGTTAATCAGTAAGCGATAATTTTAATTATGGCGAACACTCGAAAACCTATCAAACGCAAA